GTCCAACTCTTATTTTTTTCCATTTCAGCCCTTATTTCAATTTATTCACTTGCCGTTTCCCTTGCCTGTTGTTCCGTTGGAGACTGTGTCAATGATGACATCTGATTCTGCGTTGGCGCCGGCGAGGGTACAGTAGGGGCAGATCCCATGCCTTTTGCTCCTGTAGCTAATTGATATAATAATACAGATTGAGGGTCTTCTTCAAACATAAATTTCTTGAACGCCTTAAACGATCCCCCCATCAACTCAAGTATTTGCCCAATAATATAATTCAAAACCATAGGAGTCCTGGGATTCGGCACTGCTTGCACCATTCCCAAAATATTTTGCCACGATTTTATCTTAAACATCCTGCTTTCTTCTGTCTCCAATGCTTGAGAAACAGGCTTAAATTTATCATCCCGTTTTGGATTATAAGCCATTGCCTTCTCTTTTCCTATTAGCTTTTCTAATGTCTCAGACAACATAAAATCATTACAAAGAGTTAAAAGCATATCATAAAATTCGGAAAATCCTATAAATTCAAGGTTCATGGACTTCATACCAAGTCGGATATTAGCTCTAGAATTTATAATAGAAGCCATTGTGGCAGTCTCTGCCCGTTCAGGAGACATTCCCATCGTCTGAGGAGCCGTTGCCATACAGTAATCCATGCGAGAAGAAAGAAGTTCATGATGAACAATACCACCTTGGATATTGTCTTGAATTTTAATTTCCTCAAGGTCTGATAAATTTTCAAGTAAAGTAACTTTTTCGGGAGAAATTTTAATATCCTCATCAACTGCGAATCTTCTCCCTTTAAAAGCAGGAGTGATAGCAAGTTTGGTTCGATAATTCATTAAATTATAATTGTCGTTAATTGCTTTCTGAAGTTCTCTATTTACTTCTCCATCCCCAAAACCACAATCATTAACCATATCAACATAACACAAAAAACGACACATTGGTCTTTTAGTATGTCTTGATTTTCTAAATCCAATAATATGCCTTAGTTCATCTTTCTCCCTATTTTTAGCATAATAAATAATACATTCCGCATTTTCCGCATTTTCTAAAAATTGTCCTTTTTTATCAAATCCGGGAATGTATTTTCCATCTTTTTCAATAAGAGGATATTTCCCCCATCTTTCAAAAACAGTAAAGGTCTTTACTATCGGCAGAGGTTGTTCCTCCAAATTTTTATCTCTATTATAAGTTTTTTCACCTCGCTGTCCCTCCGGTTCCTCTTCTTCAAGTAAATTGAGGTTAAAATATCCCATTTCATCAGCTTCCGATTTTAATTCGTCTAAAGTTTTTTCAGTTTCAAAAATTATAAATTCTTTATCGTTTAATGAATAGGTATATTCAGGGGAAATATAGACGTTCTGAACCGGATAAATATCAAAAATAGGCTTATCTACCAGCACTTCATCTTTGTAAATTGGCTCTTCTATTGTTTGAAATACAGGTTTTTGAATAGTTGGATCGGTATAAGGAGCGCCATCTTCAGCAAGAAAATCCCCAGTAAGAGGATCCGTTACATAATCGGAACGGTAATTATAGTGAGATAATCTTTTTCTGATTTTTTGCCGGTATCCTCCCTTAATAATGCCATATCCGCAAGAAAAAACGAACATGATAAGACGCACTATCTTATGATAATAATGAGATTCCTTGTCCTTTAAGAGAGTATTTAACAAATCTTTAGCGGCTTTTGCTTCTGCTACATTTTCCGGATCATCAGAATCAATATCAGTCTCAATATAATCTGTGCTGCTGAAGTATTGGGCGACAAAGTTTCCTAACTGAGCTAGTAGCCGAGACGTAAATTCAGGTAAGGCAATATCTGATTCCCATTCATTAGGTTTTGCCTCCCTGATAGAATGAAGCATATTGCTATATACTTCAAAGTCTTCATTGATTTTTTTATTATTTCGGATAGCAACAGTAAGTTCCTTAGAAATATGAGAAAGAAGAGCATCTTGAATTTCTTTAGGAACCTTCCAATCTGATTTTTCTAATCTTTCGGTTTTATTCTTCATTTGCTGTGAAAGATCCCTCTCGCTGCCTCATTAACTTCTGTCACTGCTCTAACTGATATAGACAATCCTCACAATCACATCCGTTTGACTCTATTATTAGATCCCATAGTTCTCTTTCTCGTCGCTGTTGTTGCTGCTCTCGCTCTCGATCTCGTTCTCGCTGTTGATAATTGTAATTGCCGGGAGCGTCAAAATCATAGGGCTGTATAACATAATCATCCCAGGAATAAACATAACTACTTAGTAAGACAACAAAACATACTCCACAAAAAAGCGCTGACAAAACTCCAATTTTCTTCAATTTCTTCAACCTACTCTTCTCCTTCTTCCTTGAAATAGACTCGATGGTTCGTAAAAACTTTTCTTTTTTTCGTACCAAGTTGGATCAAGAGCGCCTAAAAATTCAAGATTACGGCAAAAATCCGACCATCTCTGAGACTCTCTCTTAATTGTTCTCGTAGCTTTTACATGTTCCTGTTTCCAGTCTATCAATCGCCAGTTTTTAAAATCCTCAATATGCCCTCTACAATTATCCAAAAACCATATAGTAGGAAGATATACTCCATATCTCATTTCCGTCAAGTCATTTTTATTAACATTATTCCCAGGTATTCCACAAATAAGCGAGTTCTTAAGTCTCATTTTAATATTCATTCGCCCTCCGGTATTTTTTGTATCAGCGGGGGTTAAACGTCTTAATCCATATTCTCCCATTGAAAGATCATCAAAAACAGAAAATCCTGTATTTGGTTGTTTAACTTTCGCCAGGGGGTCAATTAACGTGCAACGATTAAATTCTTCGTCTTCTTCCAGAAGAGAATTAAGTTTTATATCATCTCTTAGTTCCAGGGTTGTGTGGTTATCATGCTTGGCAATCAATTCATTCCATACGAACCATTCGTTTTGAGGAGATATGGCAATATACGATACATACCATGGTTTTGTCGGATGGTAATCTATAACTCTATAATTCCAGTATGTCCTGAACAATGAAGCATTAAATATTTCATCGTGGGGTTGCTTATGTATTTTTTCATCAAATGCTTTATAAATACGTCCGGATACTTGCTTAAAAACTCCATATCTACGCATGGCAAGTTCATCAGGATCGTCTATGCCCTCAAAAATTCTATCTATTGCCGCTTTATTAAGCACGGGATTGTCGTCAGTAGCCCAACAAAAGATTTCTATATCAGAATCATTACCTGTGATTTCTTCTCCTGGAAAGCCATAGATATTGCATATTAACTTTGATCTGTATATTTTTTTTGCTCGTCTCCAAATTGAGTCAAATGTCCAATCTAATCCTTTTGCAGGAGTCAGAGTAATAGTGGCATCCCCACCTTCCTTGAGCAATCGTATTAAACTTTCATCCCATTTAATTCTATCTATTTCCTCATCCTGATATAACGCCGATCTTTGCACCGACATAAAAGCATCAAGTTCCTGAGACGATGACATAAACTCGATTTTATTATCAGCGCCACCTAAAGGATTGCGTAATGTCATTATAGCGCTGCGAACTGTTATAGGGGTCTTTATAAACTCTGCGGGAAATATTTTTCTAAATTCTACATATTGCTGATTCTCTTCATCATACTCACTTAACGGTTTTACTTTACTAACAAACCGTATGGGTTTATTCAATATATTACGTTCTTTAACCGGATGAATACCCAACAACCTCAATACTGCATCGTAAATCGTAGTCGCAGTTCCTCCCCCTTGATTTCCTTTTATGATACCCCTTGTTTGTGCTGTACTAAAAAGATACTTCTTAATAGTAGGATGTACTACGAAACTAAGTAAATTTTGGTACTTTGCAAATTGTTTGAGCTGTTCTGCCATAGAGGAACTACGATAGACCTCCTTCCAACTTTCAGCCATTAAAGGAAAAAAGAGGGGGTTGATTTCACTATGTTCTTGGCAAAAATTAAATCGTAATGTGAATGTGTTTAATACCCTTACAGCATAATCCATAACCACTGTCGTGTTTTGTCGGG